CCCAGATCCAAAACTTCCACAAGAAATGGTGGAAGTGACAAGGGGCCAGATGATGGGAAATATTCTCTCTTTTCCGCTGCTATGTCTCATTAATGGTGCTGCTACGCGCTTATCTTTGGATAAGGGCAGAGAGTTCCGTATTAATGGGGACGATGTCGCCTTTGCTTCTACTCCCAGAGAGTATGAGAGGTGGAAGTTCGTAACACGTTGTGTAGGTCTGAAGTTCAGTCTGGGGAAAAACTATTCCTCTAGGAGCTTCTGGATGATCAACTCTAAGTACTATGTCTTCTCTAAGGAGAAGCGTTGCCTTGATCAGGTAACAGTACCCAATGTTGGTCTCCTCAATTCTTCTAGTTTGGTGTCGACGGATGCCGATACGGGAAGAGAGATTCTCCCTACAGAGATTCTCACTTCTCTCTGGAAGGACTTTGAACTCACATTGCTCGATGAGCCCATGAGACTTAGGGGCATAAAGTTGTTTTTACAGCGTTATGACCGTTTTCTCAAGCAATTCCCTGGATCCATGTATGGACCTGTGGAATTGGGGTGTTTGGGAGCTCGTGTTCCTGAAGGTTACGTGTTTTCACGTATGGAACGTCTTTGGATGGAAGCCCATCGGACTGGTTCCTTTTCGCACCGTGAAGGCCGTACAACTGAATATAGTCGTATTGCCTCACAGTGTCAAAGGCTCACCTCGAGACTTAATCCCCGTCTGGGTCTTAAGTTTCAACAGGTTGAGATAACCGGTCCGATTCAGAATCGTTTTTTCGATTATTCTTCTCAGACAGTTACCAGGATTCCTGATCCCTTCAGTCGTGGTGGGGGCTTTGAGAACCGTGTTATGCCTGTGTTACGTTGGTTTACAAAAACTACTAGTAACAAGGCATCCCGTGTTCAACTTTGGCGCCGCTGGCGAAGATTTTTACTTAAGAATAAGGGTAATTTACCCATCTTAAGTTCGGATCTCGACATTGGACTCAATTATTGGAGGGGAAAACGGTTATGTTGGTGTTCCCAAGGGAGTCCATCACTTCCAGCCTACATGAGTAGTATGCTTGACTCAACAGAGAAACCCGGATTGACCTTTCATGGTCAGGGTGGCTTTCTCTGGTAGTCGCATAGTGTTGTTGATAAAGCCAATAGGGTCTATAGAGCTGTAGCTTGAAACGAGAGATTAGGAAGACCCATCCCTCTATTGTAAGAATCCTTCGTAAGAAGAATGTTTTATACAATCAATCAACAACAATGTCCAATCAACTTTCTCTTTCCAAGAATACGAACCGCGCACTTGCAGCAGTCGCATTCTTGCAACAGAATCCTCAACTCCGGGGACAGGTCCTCGGAGCCGCTCGTGGTATCGGTAACCAACTCAGTTCATACTTTGGTGGTTCTCCTGCTGTCACTTTCCCTACTGCTACTTCTAATCGTGGTATTAGCATGCAAATGCTTAATCCTCGACGTAAGAAGGCAAAGGGAGGTGGCCAACGCAAGAGACGTAGCGGTACTCGCTCTGGAGGATCGGGAGCTATGGGAAACCCCCAGCGCTCTGCGAACCTCTTTGAGCCTCGGATCGTCTTTAAGTTCCTTACCCCGGTAACAACTGCAACTACTACTGGCATTTCTGCCAGTAATATTTTCATGGGTTACCACAATACGAACTTTACGACCGATTTCGCTACAATGTCGACAACTCAATATACTAGCCTTGCGGCTGCCTTTTCTTATGAAAAGATACACAGTATACGAGTTTGCTTTGTACCCACTGTGGCCTATACGACTTCAGGTCTAATATCCCTTGCCATCAATGAAGATCCCACCATCTCTGTGAATCCAGTGTCCTTACAGGCAGTGGATGAGAGACGTGTGGCAGCAACATGTGATGTCAAGGAAAGGATCTGTATCGTGTGGACACCCAAGGATGAACAAGCACGCGAAGCAAAAGAGGCTAATACCTCAGGAGGTACGGTGGGTTACGGTTTACGTAATTACCAACCTTGTTCACTTATCGCTTATGCCTCCAGTAATGCCTTACGGCACCAACTGTTCTTGGCTATCTAGAGATAGAAGTGGACTTGACCTTCTCAGGAATCCTCTAAGACCAGAAGTATGTCTGAAAACTAACGGGTTGTCACCCGGTGTCAAACACACGACCGTAATGTCGGAAAACTTCATACTGCAAAAGAACTTTAGGACTGGGATTTCACCATTCTCCCCTCATTGAGGGAAGGTCCTGATCGTTTGAGCAACGTTGGATGACCACCACGGTCACCCTATCCTGATAATCAGATCCTCACATTTTGTGTACGATCTTTTCTGGTCCTCACTCTTCTGTTATTCCGTATCCCCGTAAAGGGCGGACGTAATGTATCGGAGGGGTGAACTCGACTGATTTGGTCTATAGGCATTGATGTGCTATCGCCGTAAGGTGTTGAAGCTAAGTGCTGATTTTGGGTAGTGTGTGGCCGTGTTTCCAATGGCCGGGTACGTAGGGGTGTGTTGGTAACAACCCTACGTGTGCGGGTCCCGAGGGACCCAA